AGCCAGTGGAGAGTTGGGAACTTTGGAACCCTTGGATCGAAGCAGTGAATTATGGTAGCCTAGACTATTCTTCTGACGAAATGTTAGAAATTAGCTTAACACTTCGCTTCGATTGGGCTAAACTAGACTTCTAAACATAATGAGGTAAAATATGTCTGTTAGAAATAATGCTGATAGAACGGCTGCGCCCGTTCCAGCAGATACGCCCGTGACGCAAACTGCTGATACGGGCTTTTCCTTTACGACTCCAACGGAGTTCGTTGACCTTCCTTCTGGAGGTAAGTTCTACCCTGAAGGTCACGCACTGCATAACGTTGACTCTGTGGAGATTCGTTACATGACAGCAAAGGATGAAGACATCCTAACGTCCAGTTCTTTATTGAAGAAGGGAATCGCTGTTGATAGGATGTTAGAGAACATTCTTACCAACAAATCTATCAAGGTTGATGACCTTTTGGTTGGAGACAAGAACGCTTTGATTCTAGCTGCCAGAGTAACAGGTTACGGAGCAGACTATACAACTGCTATTACGTGCCCTGTTTGCGGTACAAAAAACAATCATGAGTTCGACTTGTCTTCCCTCAAGACAAAGGAAGTGGAGATTGATGTAAATCTCTCATCAGAAGGAAACTTCCTGGTTACTCTTCCAAAGTCTAATGTCCAAGCTGGCGTAAGACTTCTAACCGGAAAGGACGAGAAAACTCTTGCGGCCCAGGCCGAGACAAGAAAAAAACATAATCTTGAAGAAGCAACACTGACAGATCAGTTTAAGAAAGTCATCTGTTCCGTGAACGGAAACACAGATATAAATACAATCTCTCAGTTTGTAAACAATATGCCCGCTGCTGACTCTCGTTATCTCCGAGGCGTCTATGCAGACCTTATGCCAAACATAGATATGAATCAGAGCTTCAACTGCACATCTTGTGGATTTGAAGAGGAGGTAAGTGTTCCGTTCACAGCGGACTTTTTTTGGCCTAAGTAACGAGTACATGGAGAACGTCTACGAACAGTTCTTCTATTTAAAGCATCACGGTGGTTGGAGTTTCGTTGAAGCATACAATCTCCCCGTCCCAATTCGTCTTTGGTTTGTCAATAGACTTTCCAAGCATATCCACGAACAAAACGAGGAGATAAAAAAGAGTATGAAAAGAAACTAAATCACTAATTATATTAGGCTAGTATAACCCCAGGAGATTTACAGGATGACAGAGCAAGACGAAATGGTTTCACTTTCATTTGATTTTGGACCCGCAAGGCGTGGAGAAATAACGGAAAGTTATCTCACAGCCCTTGGTGCCGTCACAGGATCCGCCCTCCGACAAATGCTCTCCGGAGCAAAGGGGACGATGAATATCAAGGGAAAGCCTTCTGAGATTGATGCCTATGTTGGCGCTCTCTTCGCAGAGAAAGCATACATGCAAGCCATCTCTCAATCTGGCCTTGATAACCCCAAGACACGCCGCAATGCAGCCGAGCTTTCAAAAGCGGTTAGAAAGTTTGAAAGAAGAACAGGTCTGAAATGGCCATTTAAATAAGGGGTTATTAAATGGCTGGCGAAGAAGAATTAAATAAAATATTAGAAGTAAAGCGTAAGATCGCTGAACTCGACGAAGCAGAGATTAAGGGCGCTGAAAAGATATCTGTATTACGCAAAGATCGTATCAGAGGTCTCAAAGAGCAGTTGGCATTTCTTGAGAAAGCGGGTGACCTGCAAGAAGCAATTCTTGAAACTATGAAAGAAAAGGCACTTGCAGAGAAAGACCCCGAAGTTAAGATACTGCTCGGAGAACAGTATCAGCTATATGTAGCACTTAGAGAAGCCGCCAAGGATCACGGGGATCAACTAAAAGAACTAACAGGGGCCAACCTAAAACTAGCAGAAGCTCAAGAAGAGTCAAATAAAGAAATGGCCGAAGGAGCGCAGCACATGCTCTCCCTCATCGGCTTTGGCGATAAATTTGCCGATACCACATTAGGAAAGCTGACCACCGGCCTCGGAGGTTTCGCAAAAAGCCTTACTTTCGGCTCCGATGGCTTGAAAGATATGGTAGCGGGATTCAAAGAAATGGAAGTGGGTTCCAGGTTTTTGGGTGTCGTAGCTAACTCATCAACACAACTAATGATGACTCAAGACTCTATGGCCTCTTCATTCTTACGATCCACCGGAGCATCGATGGAGTTTTCCTCTGCACTCAAAGGAGGAAGCGAAGAACTAAGAGAGATGGGCATCAACCTTGAAAATGCAGGCCACGCAACAGCAGCCCTGTTTGAGAACACGACAGCATTTAAAGACGCCAGCCAAGCAACCAGGGTTGAGCTTATATCATTTACCGGAGTTCTAATGGACTTGGGCGTGGACGCAAATGCAACCGCAGGCTCCATACAGACAATGACCAAGGGACTTGGAATGACCGAGTCCGAAGCTATGGAAACAACGGAATCAATTGTACATCTTGCCCGAAGTTTAGACATGGACCTTAATGGTGCAATATCTGACTTCAACGATCTCGCTCCACGCTTGATGGAGCACGGCGAGAACATGACAGAAGTCTTCGAAGGGCTTTTGGTTCAGTCAAGAGCTACAGGTTTATCAATGCAAAACCTTGTTGGCATCGCAGCACAGTTTGATACTTTTGAAAGTGCAGCCCAGGCAACCGCAAGGCTAAATGGAATCCTCGGTGGCCCATATCTAAACAGTTTGAATATGGTTTATGCCACAGAGGAAGAGAGGTTGCAAGCAATGAGAGATACTCTTGACCTTTCTGGAAAATCATTTGACGCAATGGGAAGACTTGAAAAGAGAGCCTTCGCCAACGCAGCAGGCTTCCAGAACGTAGGTGACGCCGCCAAGTTCTTTAACACAAACCTAGATGACCCAGCGGTCCAAAAAAGAATCGATAGGGAAGAAGAACTGGCCGCTATGGCAAAACAAACTCAAGACATCATGGAGAAACTAAGAGTAACAATGATGGGCTTGGCTATCAGCCTGGAGCCCGCTCTAAACCTTATGAAGGGAATTCTGAATGTATTTATTAAAGTAAACGATGCGTTGGGCGGCTCTCTCGGGGTCCTAACCGCTGTAGGCT